GACAACGATAGCGGGTGCAAGCTCAGTTAGTGTCCCACCGAATTGCACAGCGATCTTTGATGCGGTTACTAGGGCGGTGTGGGAGTGCTCGCAAGGCTATAACGGGGCATTCCCAAAGCTGAATTACGGTTCGTTTTACGATACGACAACGCAATCGGCAGCGGTTATCAATACTGCCTATGCGATGACGTTTAACACGACTGATTTATCGGTAGGGGTTTCTCGTAGCACTCCGACTTCACGGATATTGATAGCCAATGCAGGTGTCTACAACATTCAGTTTTCGGCGCAGTTGCACAAAACAGCGGGTGCGGTAGGAAATACTTATATTTGGCTAAGAGTTAATGGTTCAGATGTAGCAAATTCGGCAGGAAAAACTGCGGTGCAAGGATCAACAGCAGAATTAATTGCTGCATGGAATTATGTAACAAATTTTACAGCAGGGCAGTATTTTGAATTGATGTGGTCAACTGATGACACTCGATGCCAAATTTTGGCGCAAGCAGCAAGCAGCCCAGTTCCAGCAATACCCTCCGTCATTTTGACGGTGACGCAAGTCAACAACATTTGATCCCCACAGGAGAAAATCATGGCACTTGATTCAGATATTAACAATGCAGATTCGCAACTTTACGTTGAGTTTTACAACTACGAGAAAGACCCCTACAAGGGAAAACCTTTCGTGCGAATTGTAGTGCCAGGAGACAAGACCACGGTAATTGATCAGCCGGTGCGGGATGACCACAAAGAGCGGTTTCCCCGGCAATGGCTGCATTTTCAGATGCAAAGCGGCGATGGCCCGGTTATCGGCGTGCCGTTGAAAGATTGGTTTCAAGACCGCCCTGACGAACTGAACGACAACCAACTGGCTGAGTTGCAAATTCTGAAGTTTCAGACGGTTGAACAAGTTGCCACGGCAAGCGATAATCAGCTTCAACGGATTGGCATGGGTGGCGTAGGATTGCGCGAACGTGCGCGGAATTACCTGCTGAACAAGAATCAAAAGGTTTCCAGCGGTGAGTTGGAAGAAACCCGCGCAAAACTGAAAGAACTTGAGGCGCAGATGGCGATGCTATTGGAGCAGCGCAAACCTGGCCGACCGAGGAAAGAGAATGTCAACGACAACGATGCTGGAGTTAGTGCAGCAAGTAACTAACGAGCTTGGCGTTGCAACCCCGACAAGCGTAGCAGGCAACACGAATCAGGACGTTATCCAAATTCTCGCGTTGATGAACGCGAATGGATACGAGTTTCTGCGTCGCCACGCTTGGCGGGAATTGACTAAGCAGCACACGTTTTATACGCAATACATCACCACCACCGGCACTTGGACGACCGCAGCCCGCACGATCACGATGGCATCAACTGCGGGGCTTGATACGACGTATCAGGTTCAAGGCACAGGCATCAATCAGAATACCTATATCGTCTCTGTAGACTCATCTACGCAAGTCACAGTCAATCAGGACTTCTCTGCAAGCGCCGCAGGTGCTACTGCCTACTTTCAGAAAATCAAGTATTCGCTCCCAAGCGATTACGAAAGCCTTGTCCCGCGCACTATGTGGGATAAATCCAAGCATTGGGAAATGCTCGGGCCGGAAGATGCACAGCAATGGGAATGGCTGTTGTCAGGCTATATCTCAACTGGCCCGCGTATCCGTTGGCGTTTGCTTGGTGCGTACTTCCAAATATGGCCTGGTATGTCCACGGCAGAATATCTTGGTTTGGAGTACCGCAGCAAGGGATGGGCGGCTGCTGCTGATGGGACTGTCAAGAACTCGTTTACTGCCGACACCGACACCTGTATCTATCCCGACCGGCTAATGGTCAACGCTACAAAGCTGAAGTATTTCGAGGCTAAAGGCTTCGACACCACAGCGATGATGCGGAATTATCTGAGCGAGTTGGAAGCAGCTAAGGCGCTGGATATGTCTTCTGCTAACCTGTCCCTCGCTCCGCGTCCTGGCACAGTTCTCATCGGCTACGACAACATTCCCGATAGCGGCTACGGGACGAACTGATGGCAACCAGCGCACGCCGTCGGATGATGATTCAAGGCACAGCGGCGCAAGTCGCTTCTTTGCCTGCGCCTATTGGTGGTTGGAATGCCCGCGATTCGCTCGCCAATATGGAAGCGACTGATGCTGTCCAGCTAACCAATATGTTCCCGACGGTTTCAAGCGTCAATCTGCGGGGCGGTTATCAGCAATTTGCTACGGGTATCACGGGACAAGTCGAAAGCCTGTTCAATTATTCCGGCGGTTCAACTGAGCGGCTTTTTGCGGTTGCTGGCGGCAAAATCTACAACGTCACAGCGGGTGGTGCGGTTGGCGCTGCTGTTGTCTCAGGACTAACTAACAGCCGGTGGGAGTATGTCAACGTTTCCACGCCTGGCGGTGCGTATATGTATTGCGCCAACGGCGTAGACGCTCCCTTGCTGTATGACGGCACGAACTGGACTTCGATCACGGGCGCATCGACTCCAGCGATAACAGGCGTTACTACGACAACGCTCGACGATGTGACGCTGTTCAAAAATCGCGTTTGGTTCATTCAAAAGAACACCCTCAAGGCGTGGTATCTGCCTACTTCCTCCATCGGTGGGGCGGCTGAACAGCTAGACCTGAGTTCTATCTGTCGGTTCGGTGGCTATCTTGTTGCGATTGGAACGTGGACAATTGACGCGGGCTATGGTGCTGACGATAACCTAGTATTCGTAACTAGCACAGGCGAGATCGTTGCGTATCGAGGGACTGACCCTGCATCCGCATCGACATGGGCGCTAATTGGCGTGTGGAAGCTAGGCACTCCCATTGGCAAGCGGTGTATGTTCAAGTATTCGGGCGATCTGTTGATCCTTACGCTTGACGGTCTTTACCCCCTTGCATCGGCGGTGCAGAGTTCGCGGCTTGATCCAAGGATTGCGCTATCAGACAAGATTCAAGGCGCATTTGCAGAAGCGACGCGAGCTTATCAAGATAACTTTGGCTGGCAGATTCTCTACAACGCAAAAAACAATGCGCTGTTTGTCAATGTGCCGGTGTCCGAAGGATCACAGCAACAACAGTATGTGATGAACAACATCACAAAATCGTGGTGCAACTTTACAAACTGGAATGCGAACTGTTGGGAAATCTTTAATGATGATCCTTATTTTGGTGGGAATGGGTTTGTAGGAAAAGCCTGGACACTTGACTATCAGGACAATGCTGCAAACATCCCTGCCAACACGTTGCAAGCGTTTAACTACTATGGTTCTCGCGGCGTAAAGAAGTATTTCACTCGCGCAAGACCTAGCCTTTTTACCAACGGGCAACCGGCTATTTTTGTTGGCATGAACGTCGATTTTGACATTCAAGACACAACTGCCGCGCTGTCATACAGTCCGCAAACTTACGGGGTTTGGGGTACATCTAAATGGGATGTTGGTGTGTGGGGTTCGGATTCGACGATTACGAACAACTGGCAAGGCATTACCGGCATAGGCTACTGCGGCGCAATTCAGTTGAAAAGCGCCAGTAGCGGCATTCAGATTGAATGGGCATCAACGGACGTGGTGTATCAAACCGGATGGGCTGGTATATGAAGATCATTACCGAGCCGAAAGAACTCATTGGGCGCTATGTTGCGCGTAAGCAAGGAAGATCATCCGACTGGGGGCCATTCGTTGCGTTTGGTCTTGTCAATGATGATGAGGAATTGATTGCTGGCGTGGTCTTTAATGGTTACATAGCGCCAAACATTATGATGCACATATCAGCAGACACGATTACCCCGGGCTTTATATCAACGGTGATGCACTATGCGTTTGTGAAAAACAACTGCAAACGAGTAACAGGCATCATTGATAAACGAAACAAGCAATCTCGGCGCTTTGCCAATCATTTAGGCGCAAAGCTTGAGGGTGTGATGCGTGATGCTGGAGAGCATGGCGATTTGTGCATTTATGGTTTGATGAAACGCGACGCTGAAAAATGGATTCAGCCTCGCTACATGAAGAAACTGGAGGCGATATGGGCGGCATAGTAAGCAGCATTTTCGGCGGTTCTCAACCGGCAGCGCCAGCAGTTCCTGATTACGCAGGTGCAGCAGCAGCACAAGGCGCAGCAAACAAAGAAACAGCAATCGCACAGGGTTACATCAATAACCCTAATGTGTATACGCCTGCTGGTTCTCAACTTGTTACATTTAACCCGACAACAAATCAACCTACGATTCGACAAACACTTACCCCGACCGCGCAAGAAACATTTGACACGCAGCAACGGGTGCAGAAGCTGCTTGCAAGTCTTGGTGAAACTGGCGGCAAAACAGCGCAAGACGTTATCAGCAATGCGTTTTCTCCAACCGGGACAGCAGGGCAAGGACTGCAAACCCGCCTTGATTTGTCTAGCCTTGCACAAATGCCGGTTAATGCAGGAATGACGGGGCAGCAAGCGATCATGTCTCGCTTAGAACCGCAACTGCAACGCCAGCAGGCAGCGATGGAAAATCAGCTTGCTAATCAGGGCATCACGCCAGGATCAGAGGCTTACAGGACGGCACAAACGCAAGCAGCGCAAAACCGCAACGACCTGTTAAGCCAAGCAGCATTGCAGGGCATTAGCCTTGATACCGGAGCGCGTGCGCAAGGATTCAACGAACAGCAAGCGCAAATGGCAGCACAAAATGCAGCACAGCAGCAAGAATTGTCGCGGCAGTTGGCAATGCGTCAACAACCGTTGAATGAAATTACTGGATTGCTGTCCGGTTCGCAGATTCAGATGCCGCAGTTCCAAGGTTATCAGGCTGCACAAGTTGCTCCCGCACCGATCTTTGCGGGAGCGCAAGCGCAAGGGCAAGCAGCCATGAATCAGTATGGAATTCAGCAAGCGCAACAAAACGCAAACATGGCGGGTTTGGGCGGTTTGCTTGGTGCAGGTCTTGGTGCATATTCATACAATCCGACTGCATTTAAAGGTCTATTTGGCGGTTAATAAGGACAATCAAAAATGGCTGAACAAATTAGCTTTACTGTGCCAAGCCCCTATCAGGCTGAAATGGCTGATATGGCGCGTCGGCAGCGCATGGCTGAGATCATGCAGCAACAGGCTTTCCAGCCTGCGGAGACATTTAGCTATAACGGCATACAGGCTAGGACTTCGCCGCTCACAGGCATCGCTAAAGCTTTGCAAGGGTATATGGCTGGCAAAACGCAACGCGACATTTTGCAAGAACAGAAAGCATTGGGCGAAAGAGCGCAGCGGGAAAGCGCATCGGACATTGCTACCTTGTTCGGGCACATGAAAGGGCAAGAAGCCTTGCCGGAGCGCCCGCCAATTACAGCTATTGATGACCAAGGCAACTTTGAGTCAAACCGTCCGGCTGTTCCTGCGCGTGCGCCTGGCATTGTTGATCCGAGCATTTTGCCCGCTTTGCGCGATCCGCAAGCGCGTCAACTTGCCATGTCGCAATTGCTGTCACAGATGACGCCAAAAGCGCCTATCAGCGTGAAGCCTGGCGAAATATTGGTTAACCCGACAACGATGCAACCTGTATATAGCGCGCCAAAAGAAGATGAATATGGTACTACCCCGCATTACGAATTGAATGACAAAGGAATGCCGCAATCCGTGGTGTATTCAAAATTGGGCGTTCGTAAGGTGCTTGGTGATGCGATGCCTCAAAATCAATTCAATGCTATGCCACTTGAAGGTAAAGCAAGATTGTATTTTGATCTGTGGAAAAATCAAACACTTAGCGCAGATCAACTTGCAAAACTTACTATTGAAAATGCTCAACTTGGAATTGCAGTTCAACGGTTGATTGATGAAACCGGCAAAGGCCTTGCCGGTGGAGTTCAGTTGCCGCGTCAAGGTCAAATTCCTCAAGCATTGATAAATATGTTGCAAGGGAATCCATTGATTGCAGGGCAAACAGTAATGAATCAGCCCATAGCACAACCTAGCGCGCAACCTGCTGTAAATCCTATGGCACAGCCTGCTGTTCCTGTTCGTGCTCCTGTAGCGCAATCACCTGTTTCACAAACACCGGCTATACAAACGCCCGTAACGCTTGCTGGAACAGATCAAAACATTCCGGCTAAGTTGCAGCGGGATATTTTGAAAAGCCGACTTGAATCAGAAAGCAAAAAAACAACTGCAATGGAAGGATTGGGCGACGCTTTAAATGAAG